CATCTGTTCTATCGGTCTTAAAGTCGCCTACACCCCAAGTAATAATCTGTTTGTTAGTTTGATTTTTAACTGTAATACAAAGTAATTCTTCAATGGGATTTTCTACATCTGGAAAACCATTTTCACAACTAGTTTCTATATCAAGTGTAAAGATTTTTATAAACTCTTTTGACCACTCTATATTTTTAGTAAACTCTTTACCAATATATTGATAATGGTATCTTTCAAGTCCATAGATTGGAGAGTTTTGTGTTACAACTTCTCGTCTAAACTTACGAGCAGATTCTATGTTTTTAAATGTAATAGATTTTAGATATTGACCTTGTAAATTTTTATATTCAGTTTCTTGTTGTGTTAAAGCATACAAAGTAGGACCAAAGTCTATCTTTTCTTTATAGTCTTTACCGCCGTGAATACCACGAACAAGTAATTTACCTCTGTGTTCAATAACTGATTTATAAAAGTTCATAATAAATTTTGGTGGAGGATACAGGAATCGAACCTGCGACCTCCTGAATGCAAATCAGGCGCTCTCCCAACTGAGCTAATCCCCCTTACAATTTATGATTATCAAGCAAATGTGCTATCAAACCATTATGTTTTTTTTCTAATTGAATTTGACAAGCTAATCTACTTCTCATACGATCATAGTTTTTTTCATATTCAATTAATTCTGTTTCAGCAGAATCATAATCTGCCTCACCTACTTTAACTATCCACTCTCTGTCTATAATAACGTGACAAGTGGCACAGGCACAACAACCTGAACAATCAGCAGGTATTTCATCTATTGATGTTTTAGCAAAATCTCTAGCCGCCTCCATCAAGGACATACCTTCTTCAACTTGAACAGGAATCTTTTCCTGTCCTCTCATAAAATAGACCGTAATCATTAAAGTTTAGGTACTGTATTTTCTGTAATTAAACCAGGTGTTGAAGTAATAATTCTACTTGTATTTTGTTCGTAAGATTTTAATATCTCATCTTTAGGTTCAGTAATAAAAACAATTTTATCTTTTGATATTGTAATAGTTTCACTTTTACCAAAAGCATTATACAATGACATCATCAATTGTACTGGTTTTCCTGGACCCATTTGTTGAGGTATAATTACAAAAGCTTTGTTTAAACTTATACCTTGGTCGTTTTCACCTACTTTAGCAATAACATCTTCGCCAGTAGATAGTCTTAACATCTTAATTTCACTTGACATAATATTTCTCCTTATTGTTTATAATATAACACAATTACCTAGTAAAGGCAATGTTATTTCTTTTCAAAGCCAACTTTAGTCTTTTTACCGTCTTTTTCTACCGGTTTCAATCGTTTACTTAATACAAATGTTCTATTAGAGTTGACACTAATATTCATTAATCGCATTAAATCTCTGTTTACTAATAAGTCTGAACCTGATCTTGGTCTTTGATCTAAACCTACTTCTATATCTTTATACGTGAAACCATTAAATGTAATATCCAAAAGAATTGTTGGTCGTGTTTCAGATGGCTCTTCTCCCTCAGCATTTGCTCTGAATACTTTACTTGTACCGTGTCTAGGTTTAGTAAAAGTTTTACCATTGTATTTCCATTTAACAATCTTACCATCTTCTAAAATTTTATCGGCGTGTAAAGCACAGGCCTTTGAACCGTTACCTGTATCAAACTTACATCTTACTTTACCTACTTCATCTAAATCTACCGTTTCTAACCAACCACATTCTATAAGTGATTGTCTATCCCAATGAGCTCTGTCTTTTACCCAATCTATTACGTTTGACATCATTTCTTCGCCATCTATTCTACCAGATGGTTCTGAATCTGAATAATAATCTTTGTGTTGGTAACCCTCGTAATCAGCACCTGATCCTGGACTACCATTAATTTCTAATAGATATGGTTTACCTTTGTGTATAATGTGGTCAACGCCAACCATATATGCTCTGGATACTCTAGCCGCTTTTAATACTATTTCTTTTTCTTCTTTACTTAAAATGTATGGCTCTGCCTCAGCACCTCTGTGTGTGTTAGACCTAAAGTCATAACTACTATGAGTTCTCTTTGTACTAGCAAATATTTTATTGTCAATACAAAAAGTTCTTACATCAAAATCACTAGGCATATATTCTTGTATTAAAAGTTCAGCTTCTAATTTCCACATTGCCTGTACAGTAGCCACAAGGCCTTCGTAACTTTCTATTTTGATAACGCCTACGCCTTGTGTTCCTGTTAATGTCTTTAGAATAATTGGAAATTTAGCACCAATCATATCTAAAGCAGTTTTAATATTGTTTTCGTTTGAAATGTATGCTGTTCTTGGTGTTGGAAGACCATACTTTTCAAATAGTAAAGCTGTTGTTAATTTATTGTCACAAGTTAGCATAGACGCTCTTGTGTTCATCATAAATGCTTGTGAGTTTTGAAAAGCAGATATAATAGATAATCCTGCCTCATCTTCTAAAGCACCACCTCTAACTATACAAACGGTATCTCTACCTGTAAAAGTGTGTTCAGCTTGTTTACCATCATAGTTGTAAACAGTTAAAGTGTTTTTGTCTTCGTCTTTTTGAGTTATGATTGTAGATTTAGTATTTACAATAATACATTTAATGCCTTTTTTCTTACACGCTTTAGTTATAAGATCAGCAGTTGTATTTTCTTTAGGATCTTTTGAATCTGCTACTGTAACAATAGCTACGGTCATAGGTTTATCTTTACGACCTATATCTGTTTCTGTAATAAATTCTTTAAACTTTGGTACTTCCATTGTCGCTATCTTTTACATCCTCTTTTTTTTCTTCAACCTTTTTACCTATATTATATTTAGCTGATAGCGTCCACTCTTTTTTCTCTTTAAATGGTAATACTTTAATTTGACTTAATGGCGCCTTGTTTTCAACATTTGTTTTTTCAACTATATCAATTAAGTTCCAATCTTGTAATAAGATTGCTATTGTATTTCTTCTTTGAATATCGTTCTCAACTAATGTGGCCTTTTTGCCATCTAAAGCAAATAGTTCTTTAAAATGTGTTATAAAGTATTTACCTTGTTTGTGTAAAATATGACAAGATTGATATAGTGTTTTATCTTTTCTGGATGCTACACCGATTCTTGTTAAAGTTTCTCTAACTTTTAGGAAGTCGTCTGGCTGTTTGATTGTTACTTCTAACATACTTTCTGGCGACCATTGTATTTCTTGTTCACTCATTTTCTTTTTCTCCCGCCCTTATTCAAGGACAATTTAATTTCTTCAATTTGTTTGTCGTTTAGTATGTTGAGAGCTTGTTTAGCTTTCTCATTACTATATCCATAATAATTTTTTACATACTCTAAATTCTTCAATTTGGTAGATGATAACCATTTACCGCCAAATCGTTTTCTCTTTCGGATACTATTTATCAAAAAATGAAATTGTATCCTCTTTGGAAGAAAGTGAAATCCGTTAATCTCATTAGCCTGAGCAATACAATCATAATGCATTGATAGGCATTTGTTAATTATATAGGGTGGGTACTTCTTTTCCCACACTATATCGTCTGTATCTAATAACTTCTCTTTACTAAAATTAATAGCGTTGAGATAATCTTTCAATTCGTACATTATTTTCTTTTATGTTTAGTGTGTCCTTTGTGACTACCCATATAGTAGTCTCCTGGTTCATAGTCCCAAACTTTACCGTGATGACCTCTAAAGTCGGCCCACCACATTCTTATCTTAACTACAACTACTCTAAACAGCGTTTTTCTTGCCATTACTATTCCTTTTAAAACTTCCCTTACCTTTTTTGGGCTTCACCACTTTTGCTTTGTACTTTGGCGATCTCAATTCAAGTGCTATTGGGTTTCTCTTTTTCATATTTAGTTTATTTGAATTTACAACTAGCCATTATTTCTGTAAGACAAGCAACCATATTGATTTCTTGGTCAGCTACAAAAGCAGACTTATATTGATAACCAGCTAGTATTAGTATAGCTTGAGGAACAGACTTTGTATCTAAACTAGAATATAGAGAATCATAGATGGTTTTAAATAGATGAGAAGGCTCTTTATCTAGGTTTTGAACCACCCATTTTCTCATATCATTAAATCTTTTTTCTTTTAATGACGTTGTGAGTTCTTTTATATTCTCATTTGACATACTGAACAAGATACCACTATCAATCTTACCTCTAACAGAATATCTTTGTAGTTCATTTAATATTCTTCTAAAGTCTGGATAGTGTTTTTGTATTAGTTCAGATAAGACTTTCTTTTCAAAGTCAATCTTTTCATCTTTTAAAATACCTTCAACTCGTTTCATAAAGGCCATTGCCGTCTTTACTTTCTGACCATTTGTGATAGAAAAGTTAATTACGGTACAACGACTATGTAAAGCTGGTATAATCTTGTTTACAAAATTACAAGTAAATATAAATCTACAATTTTTATAAAATGTTTCTATAAAGTTTCTTAAAGCAGGTTGAACACTATCAGCGTTCATATAATCTGCCTCGTCTATTATAACAACTTTATGATTAGATTCTTCGGTAAGAGATACCGTTGAGGCAAAGTTTTTAACTTGATGTCTTAATGTATCAATATGACGGCCCTCGTCTGAACCATTAATGATAATATAATCAGCACCAATTTCCTCACATAAGGCCTTTGCTACGGTAGTTTTACCAATACCAGCGCTACCAGATAATAGTAGATTAGGTATTTCTTTTTGTTTAATGAAGTTAGTAAATGTTTCTTTTAAGTCTTGTGTAAGAATACACTCACTAATTTTCTTAGGACGGTATTTTTCAACCCATAAAAAATCAGACATTACAACCTCCCTTAAAATTCAGAGTCGGGTTCTAATGCTATCCAATATTGTATAGGTTTGTTTCTATTAACAAAATGACTTATCTTTTGTTTAGAAATAGCAACATCATAATCATCTGATACCATTTTAAAGTTTTCTGCTTTAAAGTAAGCATTAAACTTCTTATCAGATTCACCAACAGATATTGAATAATCATTTGATGATTTATTCTTTTTATCTGTAGCAACCAATGTAATTGATTTACCATCACCTTTTACAGCAACGTCTGGTAGATTTAATGTTGTAACACCTTTTTGAAGTTTGGCAAAGTCATCTTTTTTTAAAGTAAAAGTAACTTCTTTATCTGGCATTGTGATGTTTTTAGTAGGCGCCACAATAACAGACTTGTCAGCAAAAAAGTATTTAATTGATTGTTTAGAATTGTTATCAGCAATCTGTACATTTGAACCACCGTTAAAATTAAGAGAAGGCTTTTGAAATAACTCAACTGCTCTTAAAAATTCTGGTAGATCATATATAGCAAATTCGCTATCAAACTTTTCTGATATTTCAGCTTCTGCTAAAATATTTTTCATTGTTGAGATTGTTTGTACTTTATTTCCTGGCTTAACCAAAATGTTTTGATTAATGTCAGAGAAGTTTTTTAGTACAGCAACCGTATCACTTGATAGATTCATAATTTAATCACCTCTTTCATATTATATAGTAATTTAACATATTGTAGTTTATTTGTCAATGCTGTTAAGCATTGTTTCTGGATCAGAAACTTCGTAAGGGTCATTGTCATCTGAAAAGTTGTTAAATCCAGGTTCTTCGTTTAATATTTCAACAACACCATCATTGATTAATGCCGAATATCTCCAACTTCTCATACCAAACCCTTGTTTAGGTTTAGCAACTAACATACCCATATTGCTTGTAAATGTACCACAACCATCTGGTATCATTTTAACATTTTTAATACCTAGGTCTCTAGCCCAAGCATTCATAACAAAGGCGTCATTTACTGATATACAATAAACATCATCAATGCCTTTGTCTTTAAATTTATTATACATTTCGTCATAGAAAGGTAATTGTTGGCCTGAACAAGTTGGTGTAAAAGCACCAGGTAGACTAAACAATACTACCTTTTTATCTTTAAATAACTCGTCTGTTGATACATCTTTCCATTCGCCACCGATAAATGTACAACCACCTTTTTCCTCTGAATCACCTACTCTAAATTTAAATGTGTGATTTTTAACTCTCATATTCATAATATATTTCCTTTA